GTCGTTTTCCATGCATTTACATAGCCAAAACTCCACACAAGCTCTGCCTGCCTCGGCAAAATGTAAGTTACCTTTATATGTAAAATCTATGCCAAATAGCTTTAAACAACCTACTTTATTCCACATTGCAAATGCAATGGCATAAGCAACTGTATTATTTAGATAAAAACAATTAAATTCTGATACAACCTCATTAACTGGGTATTCAACTAAGCCAGGACATCGCTTATCTAATTCACAAGTATAAATTGGACCTTTGTGTGTTTTACAGATGTGAGACATAGTATTTGTTTGGCCACCTGCATCATCGGTTTCTAAGAACCTTGAAGCGGGATCCATCATAAAAACACGATCATGAAATATTACATTTGATACTGCATTGATAGCCCATACTTCATCAAAATGTACACCATGTGATTTTGCTAAGTCGTAATCAAACCAACTTTTGCCCATGCCTACTATAGCCACAGTTTTACCTTCAAGTCCCTTGATAGGTTTCATACTTTCTCCTTTATGTTTTAACTTACTTGTGAGCGAAGTGAGTCATAACGATATTCATCGCGTCTGCCTCTAGCTTCTGCTCTATTTTTCAATCTAGCTATGTTTTCTTGAAATCTAGTCTCGTAAGTAGCGAGTAAATCTGGTTCACCCTTCATAAAGGTATAAGCCTCAACTAATGAGCCATATAGTAAAGCATCTCTAGCATTTTGAGATAACCAAGTGCCAGTTGTAGTAGTTACTAAACTGTTTGGTCGATAGAGATAATGCAACTCTACTGTGTAAGCAGAATCGGGTAATGGCGCGACAACGATAGTAGTTCCAGAACTTCCAGAAGTGCTGTAAGATTTATCGAAATCTGCGTAGTACAAAGGCAGTCCTCTTAGACTGGTATCGTCTATGTCAGGAGTATACTCCTGCATAAAACTGGGGTGCTTCTTTTCTAAAAAGATATAATCATTTGTTGTTCCATCAATGACTGCTAAAGAAAAACTTAAAATAAAATCTGTAGGGCATGTTAAAAAACGATTACCTACAGTTAAAGTACCTTGTTGGTTTTTTCTAAAGTAATCTTCTTGAACAAGATTAAATATACGATCTTCTGCATTTTTTATAAAATCAGGGATAGTCGTATTGAAAGTTGCTTCATCATTATCAGTGAAACTTTGAATCAATGCATATAATTCGTTATAAGTCATATTGTGATTGTAACCGTTCCTAGTGATGATGTCATTTTTGAAACTTTAAAATTAGCACCTAATAAAGCAGGATTCATAGATAAAGAGTTAATACTAGTAGAATTAAATACATTAGCATCACTTACAACAACAAAACCTTCGCCAACTTCTTTATCATTATTAGGCCGTGGCTTATACAAAGCTTCTGCATCAGTTACGGTTGGAGTAGGTCCTAATTGAGGTGCTTTAGGCTCAAAACATTCAGGGCAAGTCTTAAATTTATTCCATTCTTCTTTTAATTCATTTAGTTTATATTCAAAACCACAACGATCACATAAACCAAGTGCATATTTTCCAACTGCGTAAGCCATTAGTAGGTACTTCTTATGCCAGGTCTTACTTTAAAAGAAACTCTATCCTCGTCTTGGTCAGCAGCCCTTCTAAACTCTTCTTCGTATAATTCTTTTAGTAATTGTGTTTTTTCTGGCGCTCTTTTTACTGAAAGATAAAAAGCTAAACCAGCAGTAAAACAAGGATAAAAACGAAATGGCATATCCATTGTATTAATGGCGGTATCTGCATCATCCATTCTTATTAAATTATTAAAAACTAATATGTCTGTAGAGTTTTCTGGTGTAGGCCAAACTTTTATAATAGGTGTAGTTAATTTGTCAAAAAAGAACTGGGATGGTCTTCCTTCTGTAGATTTAGTAGGAATATTAGTATATTCAGATCGACCTACTCTATTCATGCTTGTATCAGTTACTGTGCCATTAATTGTACGTCTTAATATCATGTCTAATATATCAATTACACTAGTATCTAAAGGATAGGAAGCGGTGCTTTGAGTAACAGTTTGCGTAGATTCTTTTATAGTCCACTGATTTAATCCTCGATTAGCCCATTCAGCTAACATAAGATTAATTGATCTTTTTGCTGTTTTTAAATCATAACCTGTACGCAATTCAAGACCACAACGTTCATAAGCTTCTTCTACAAACTCAGTTACGTTAGGTTCAAAATTTGTGCTATTTGATATTGCCATTATTTTTTCTTAATATTTTTTAAAGTTTTTTGTAATCTTTGAGCTTGATTAGCATGTAATCTAGATGCATTTTTTAACTCTTTAATCATTTTTCTTGTTTGAGCTTTAGTAAGTTCTGCCATCTTAATCTTCCTCTGGAGCATATAGATTATTAAATGTAATGTTTGGATCTATATAACTTTCATGTTGTTCTGCTGAATGCGTCCATTGAGAGGGCATAAAATCTGGTGCTCCCTCGCCCACACGCCATAAAGCAGGGTTTGTTGCTCTTACTCTATTATTTGGCAAAGCTACAAAACTGCCAGTATATTCACCAGCGTCTGTTAAATATAACACATGTGACTGCTTATGTTGAGCTGGATCATCTGCTATAGAATTCTCTGTATAGTCTACAGTAAATAGATACTTTCCTGTATAAAATTCTCCTCCTATTTTGCATAGCCAAGGAGATGAACTTACTCTGTCCATAACTACAACAGAATGCTCATGGCTGAGACAATCCCAGGGTTGAGCTAGATGGTCTTCCATTGGGGTTGGCCATTCTTCTAGAGGTATGTCTGCTACTAAAGCTTGTATAGGCATTCTTGCCCACATAGCACCACCATGAACGTTCGGTGCGTCTTCTTCATTATCAATTTCGCATCCAGTAAAAACTACTTGAAACGATAAAGACCTATCTGGAATAGTATTAACAGCTATAACCAAAGCATGCAAATACTCACCATGATAATTAGTGTGATTTGCTGTAAATTCTTTTCTTACCCAGCATTTGAACTGAGGTATGTTAGAAATTAAATATGACATAAAGAAAAAAGTTTATTTTTTTCCGCCTTTAGACATGTATTTAGTTCCTTTGGCTGCACCACCTTTAGACATATATTTTGTTCCTTTTGCGGCGCCGCCCTTGGACATATATTTTGTTCCTTTTGCTGCTCCGCCTTTAGACATGTATTTAGTTCCTTTGGCTGCAGGTCCGCCCATTGCGTATCCTTTAGTTCTTTTAAACATTATTTATCCTCTTTAGGAAATTGTAGTTACTTTTCTTCGGTTATTCATAACTTTACCACAGCCTTTAGCTATAAAACCACCATTACTTTTTTTTACCCTTTCATCTTTCCAACTAATTCTTTTAGAACTTGTTTTCTTTTTTGCAGCTGATGTGCATTGAGCTTTAGTAGGTCTACATGCTGGATAACTTTTTCTTTTTTCGCCTTTCTTGCGTCCGCAAGGTTTTCCTGTTTTGCAATCAACCCAGCCTGTTCCTTTATTTTTAGAAAACCAATCTCTAAGTGTCTCTTCTTTAGCCATTATCGTTTTCTGTTATTTAAAATACAACCTTGGCCTTTAATTGGCCCTCCAGCTGATTTTTTAACTCTAGTTTTATTTCCATAGTTTGCTGCACCTTTTTTTCTGCATTGAACTAATCTGCCACTGGCATAAGCACTAGGCCAAACTTTAGAATTTGCTTTTACTTTTTTATAACAAGCATCTTTTTTAGTAGCCATTAGCATTTCCACCTACGTCTTGCTTGACGTATTCTTGAGTTAGGGTCGTTTTTCGTTTTAGCAGAGCTTTTTTTAAGTTGCCCTAAAGATCTTGCACAATAAGACTTACGCCTTTTTGCTGCTTTGCTGCCTTTTGCAACTTTACCAGTTACGGCTGTTTTAAGCTTAGATCCAGGGTTAGCTTTTCTGTAAGCTTTAACTCCTTTAGCAGTCATACCAGCCCCACTTTTTGTAGGGCGATAATGGCCACCTTTTTTGGTGGTTTTAGGTATAGCCTTTTTTTGTTTTCTGTCAGCCACTT